TTAAGTAAGTCAGATCCCTTTCTTAGGCAACATTTTATTTCATGAGCTTCTACAATAGTAGCTTCTTTGTCGGTCATTTGACCGCCTTTTATCTTAACAATATCTTGTATCTTGTAGTTATCAAGCTTATCTAGTAACCATACGTGATGGTCATAACTGCGGTTTGTAATCTGATAAGCTCGATGTAATGTACCTTTACCTACGTAAATTACCTCATCAGTCTCTGGGTCTTGATGAAAGTAAACACAGTACATATCCTCAGGATACCTAATAACTTCGTTAGTATTTTCTCTTATTTCAATGTTTCGCATTCATGCACCTCCACACCGTTATCTAATAAAAACTTTAATGCTTCTAACTCAGGTACTCTTTTACCATCTTTATTAGACTTATATAGTTCAGCATATATCATTCGTTTTATACCTGCTTGCAATATAAGTTTAGTACAGTCTTTACAAGGTGAATGTGTTAAGTATAGCGTAGCATCTTCAGAAGAAGAAGTTGAAGCTGATAATTTAGCTATCGCGTTTGTTTCTGCGTGTACTAGTTCCCATTTAGTTTTACCATTAGTATCTCTTGTAGTGTTGTCCATACCATGAGGTGTACCATTCCAGCCATAGCTAAGGATCTTATTACCCCTAGCTATTACTGCACCTACCTTGAAATGTTCATCACGAGATCTAAGAGCTACTACTCTAGCAATGTTCATGTACATCGCATCGTCCTTAGATAATTTCAAAGCCATCTCCTTTCTCTAGTCTACCAGTATGTTGGTTGTATTTGCTGTTGCCAGCTGGTCCTGTCAAGCCGGTATATCTAGATTTAAGAACTGAAAACTGAATCTTATTACGATCAGATTCGTTTACAGCTACTAGGTTTCTTGAAAAAGCAATAATATCAAATGATATTTGTTTAATACTACCGCTGCCTTTGATGTCGTCAATAGAAGCCATGTTGCCTTCTTCGAATGCACCACCACCTGACTTACGTAAGTGGCTTACAATACCTAGCCATACGTTATGCTTCTTTACTACTTTAAGTAAGTCACTCATAACTTTATCTACTGCTTCATTACCTGATAGTCCTTCACTACCTTCTGACACTGCAATAGTAATATGATCTAGGAATAGATACTTGCATCCCATAAGAGCCATGTACTCTATCTTATCTATCAAAGAGCTATCATCAACAGAACCTTGATGGTCTAGTAATATAAGTCGTTCATCACTAAATACAGCTTCAAAGCCATCTCTTAACTCTTTGTCGGTAATAGGTATATCACCACCTACACGTTTATTAATAGGCATACCAATAAACTTTTCGGCTGTGTCACCTACGCTTTCTTCCAAAGATATAAGACCAATACGATCTTCTTGAGTTGTACGAAGTAAATGCCATACAATCTCTTTGATGACGGTAGATTTACCTGAGCCTGTGCCACTAGTAAACAAAGTAATTTCACCTTGCCTCATACCTTTAAGCTTTTCATTAAGACCATTTAGGCAAGGAGGATAAGGTATTGACTCAGTGTTTTGCCTTTCTATAAACTTATCCCATATAGGTTCACCACTAAGTATGCCAGCTGGATTATATTTTTGTGCATTCCATATTACGTTAGTAACTTCTTTTGCACCATGTTTCATGTATAAATCACTAGCATCTTTCTGGTCTGATGACACTACTTTTACTTTATCAAAGCCAATAATTTTACTAGCTTCAGTTATAGCTTTGATACCAGCTTTGTCATTGTCAAACCATAGTATAACAGATTCAAATCGTCTAATCCATTCACGTTGTTCTAACAATACTTGTAGCTGGTTAGCAGACGGTATAGATACAACAGGATATATTCTCTTGTTAAAATCTAAACAAGCTTGTGCTACTGTTAGTGCATCTATTTCGCCTTCGGTAATGACTAGCATTCTACCACCTGTAAATTTATCTTGACCAAAAAGCTTTTTAGCTTTGCCAATCATTCTAAACTCTTTAGGTAGTATACGTATCTTGTAGCAATCATCTCCATATGGATAGAAATGTGCTGGCTTATCATCGTATTGATGTGTCTTAACACCAAAGTATTTAGCTACATCTTCCGAAATATTTCTACTAGGCATACCAAAACAAGGATACTTATGAATATTGAGGACGTCCAGTTGTCCATTATTATTTGTATCGGCATTGGGTCCATTACTAGTTACTCCTTTTACTTTTGTAAATATTTTCGCATCTTCATTACGATACGTCCCACATGCGAAGCAATATGTGTGATTGTCGGTAGAGTCAAACATCACACCATCAGAGCTTCCACAATCTTCGCAAGGATAGCGCTTATTGTCTACATAGTTGTTCAATATTTATCTCCAGTTTCTCCTCGCCTCTTTTGACAAGGTGTTTATGTGCTTCTATTTCATAACAATATCTGTCGTTCCATTCAAATACTTTTTGCAACGCATCTAAAGACGGTTTAAGTACGTTATCTAGGTCTGACGCTCTGTTACTAAAGAAAGCGTTAAATACTATCTTAATGTCGGCAGCCCTTTCGAACTGCCAACTTTGATCTTCAGTAGCTTCTTTAAATCGTTCAAGAAACTCCTTGTACTCTTTGGTCGGGTACGTCTGCGTGAAGTTCCTTCCGTCCTTCGTTCGTATCGCTCGTATCCCTTCCATTCGGTTTGCGCTCATTGGCTTTCCCGGTATAACGATCTTCATAATTCCACTCCTCAAGATCCCATGTACGTTTCATGTAAATTAAGTTACCAACCATATTAAGCTGCTTTTCCCAGCCTTTACCATATAGTCGTTGCCATATATCTACTACAGTATCCATACGATTATCATATGTAGTTTCAGCAAGAGCTTTCTGTGCTGTCTTGATACCATAACCCTTCTTTACTTTAGGTATATCATCGCCATTGTCACCTATAAGTAGTTGCGTACAGAAGTTCATGTCAGCTGTATCATCATCTACAAAGTAAATTTGTTTAGAGTTGTAGTTGTAATGGTTACCTGCAACTTGATTTATGTCTTTATCAATGTGTGCAATTACAAAGTCTTGTTCTGCTTCTCTAGCTTCATGAGCCCATATGCAAACTACATCATCAGCTTCCATACCATCTGCTTGTACGGCAGACCAGTCTTTAAGTAGATAAGCATGAGCATCATTAAGACGCTCTTTTAGTTTCTCTTCTAGTTCGGTATTCTTACGAGAAGATTTGTAGTCAGGGTAAACATCATATCTAAAGTTACCCTTACCTTTGATAGTAATGTAGATCTCATCAGCAAAACAATCTGCTATAGAGTCTTCAATTATTTTACGAGTAACAACTCGTGTTTCATGTTTACTGCTTTGAGTACAAGCAGCTTTAAACATAATACTATCGGCATCAATAAATAATTTCATGTAATGTCCTTATATTTATCGCGTTTACGGTTATACTTTTTCTTATCAGGTATAACCTGTTTAGCTTTCCTTTCACGCAGCAATGCTCTTGCTACTGGGTTTATTAACGGAAGCTTTATCTTTACTGGAACCTTTGGAACTCTCATAATAAATCTCCGGTCTTGGCCAACAGTTATTTAAGTAAACTGTATCAGCCTCGTATACTGGTTCACCCGTGTTTACATCTACAAATGTAGAAAAGTAATACGGGTTGTACATTGCTTGTGATTTATGAAGCATTCTATGATTAGTATGATCATCACCTCTAACAAAGAATCCTCTTATAAAAGCGTGTACGTTCTTTCTCTTTTCTTTAAGAACCTTTGCTCGACCAGCAGGTTGTACTGCAAACTTACAATTATGTAATGTTAGTACATTAGTATGAAACCATACTCTGCCTGCGTGTCTTACTGAAAAGGTTTTCTTATGTAAGTTATAATATACTTCTACCCATGTCATCAGTGTACCTCCGCATATGAGTTGCCTATTACATAATACCCACCATCCATACACTCAACACCAAACCATTTTGGTGCTTCACGAAAGGATTCTTGTAGGATTTCTCCTACACGGTGAGAGTCTTTATCACTTGCTATCCAAGCTTGCTCGTCATGATAGAATATAGCAGGATAAGCGTCAAGCTTTTCCTCTTTAATTTTATTCATAGCATAACTCAAAGCTGC